CGCTCCGCTTCGATCACTCCGTCGAAGTAGGACCGGGCAGATATTTCCGTCCCGGGATTAGCCGGGATTGAAACCGCTGATACGTCGTAAACCTTGCGGATGCGCTTGATGACGCGCGTCCGGTTCGACTTGTCGTATTCGTCTTTGTCCACGGTGAAGGCCCAGGACATCTGGGTAATCAGCCCGCTGGTGATGTCCTCGTGCAGTTCACGCGCCGCACTGGAGCGGCTCAAATCAGCAAAGGTAAACAGCCCGTGGTCGTCCGGCTCGATGCCCAGCGTCCTGTTGCTGGTCCGCGCCCGGACACGTCCCTGATGGTCCAACTGCATGATGACGTCGCTGACATCCGCACCGTCCAGGGCGCCGCGGTCGATCACCTCGAAGTATTTGTTGCCTTCACTTTCAAACAACACATAGGGGTCGTTAAAAGTCGTTGCGTACCCTTCCACATAAAAATCCGTCTGCAGGCGTTTCTGTTCAGACGGCTTCATCAGGGACATGGCACGATATTCTCTATTCGGTTTGACTGGCATCTTCCTCACCTTTCTCCGGTTCTTTGCCCGTTGCCGGCTCTTCGTTGATCTTCGGGTTCTGCCAGTAAAGCGGCTCGTCGCCCCACGGCACCGCGGGCAGGTTCATCACCTGTCTCCACTCGTTGGGGGTCAGCGCCATCCTGTCCACCATCTGCACCAACTTGAGCTTGTTCTCCATGCTCATGTACTGCATCCGGCTGGACTCAAACACCACCTCGTTGCCAAAGCCCCGCTGCCGGTCGGTGTACATCTTATACGTCAGTTCCAGCCCCAGCGCCACCAGGAAGGGCTCAACCGCGGAATCATAGAACGCTTCCCAGGCGTCCCCGAACAGCTTGCCCTGGATGGCGTCCTCGCTCACGCCGAAGTAGCGGTAGATGTTCTCCCGCAGCTGCCCGATGTGTTCATATGTCGCGATCTCCGGCTTCACGTCCACAGCCTTGAAGTCCACCGTGCTGTCCAGCATCGCGATACCGCTGCTGTTCTCCAGGCTCAGGTAGTCCGCCACGAAGCGGTCTTTCTGCCGCTTGATGTCATCATCGCTGAGCATCGCCTTGGTCGACTTGAGGATGCCGCGCAGGTTCGCGGTGCTCTTGATGGCGTTGGCCATGCCCTGGCCTGTGGTGTCCAGCAGCTGCAGGCTGGTCGTGATGGCGTGGTTGCTGTCGCCGAAGATGTCCGACTCGTTGTAGTGCTTCCGCAGCACCAGCAGGTCATCCCACCCGGCCGTCAGTTTCTGGCCGCCCGAGAACTGAAATCGGATGTACAGCCGGCCGCCGTTCTCCACAGCTTCCGCCGGGCAGTTGGGCACCGGGTACAGCGAAATCGCCCGCCCGCGCTCGTCCCGGTTGATGTAGACAAAAACCGTGTTGTTCACCTCGTACAGGGTCCGGCACTTATACAAAAAGTCCTTACCGTTCATGTACAGGTTCGGGCGCACTCGCAGCAGGCGCTCCAGCGACGGGTCCTGCCGCGCCACCGCGTTGGCCTTGCTGGTGTGCTCAGCCAGCGTGTGGACGCAGCTCCTGGCCACATCGTTCCCGTACACCCCGCCCTGGAACGGGTAGAACGTGCTATTGTAAGTCCCTATCTCGCGCCAGGTTGACCCAGTTCGCGTCTTGTTACCGCCGAATAGCGCGGCGATTGCACCTCTAAAATTCATTCGGTTCATCACTCCTTAATTCGGCAGTAACGCAGAAAGTCTTCCTCGTGGTCACAATAACCAACGAAGGCGTTGAGAAGCGCGACGAGTCCGTCAATCCTTCGGCTGGAACTCGTCTTAACGGGTTGAATCGTCTGGATGCCTTCTCGGTTCAATGTCTTGATTCCAGTGTTCAAGATGTTCCATCTGAGCACCGGGTTATTTTGGTAAACGATACGGTGCTCTTCAAACAGCCCACCAAGTCTTTTAAGGGGATATGACCACACGAAAGGCCCTTGAGGTATCTTCACCATGTCGAATCCGTTGTCCGTCATTTCGTTTTGCCAATAGCCAGCCAAGGCACGGTCGTAGCAAATCCAGAGCGGCCTGATTGAGTGCTTGCCCACCATGTCCACAAACCACTGGGTCACTGCCCTGTAATCAACCGTCGCGCCCTCGCAGATGGTCAGCCAACCCTGCTCTGCCCACAGCCGGTAGGGTGCCTCACGCGAGTTTGTCTGCTCCGTGGCGTCAATCCTGGACTGTGGGAGAAAGAAATGTGACAAAACATAAAAGTTCGGGTCCTCCGGCTTCCTTATCAACAAGCAGCAGCTCGTCAGGTCGGTGGTGCTGGATAGGTCCGCCCCGCCAATGGCGTATGTGTTGCGGAGATACTCAATCGGCACATCCGTCTCGTTCACTGCCGCTTCATACGGCAGCCACTGCGTGTTGCTGTTCTCGGGCAAGCAAAAATCCTTTACCAACAGTGTCGGCAAAAAAGTATGGTCGCGTTTAGCCTTTTCAACATTGTCTACCAATGTCTGAATTGACTTCGCGCGGCCCAATGACGGGTTTGCTTTTTCCCAGCACTTTGGGTCTGTCCACTCATTTAAAGAATCCAAGACATACAAAAAAGGGATTGTCCTGTAATCTTCAAAACCTTCATCCCACAGCGCAACGTGTTCGCAGTAGTTGAATATATTGTCAAAAAACAGCTCTCTCACAAAGCCATTAGTTGATATTAGCCATGCAAGCGGTTGCTCTCTTGAAGATTGCGATTGAAGCATAACATCATAAATCTTACTATCGCGCGCCTCGTGAAATTCGTCAAAACTAAACATACTACTGTTTAGACCATCGAGCGTCCGTGTATCCGCTGCTAACGCCTGAAGCTTAGAAAATGTTGCTGGGAAGTAAATGTCAGATTGCCGTTTTCTTGTTATTGCTCTTAATGCTGGCGACTGAGCCCGCATGTTTACAGCCTCGTCGAACACTAACTTGCTTTGATCTAACTTATTCGCACACGCAAAAACACCGGCACCTTCCTCTCCATCTGCAATCAGCATGAATAGCTCTACAGCCGCAGTCTCCGTACTTTTCCCGTTCTTCCGTCCGCGAACGTCGATGACTTGGCGAACTCGACGCTTTCCAGTATCTTTTTCAAGCCATGAAAAAACCAACTGCAGTTTTGCTTTTTGAAACAAGTCAAGTTTTATGAGTTCTCTTGCCCATTTGCCTTTAGAGTGGCGACAAAACTTTTCTATAAAATCAATCGGCCGCTGCCCCGCTTCTTCGTCAAAGTAAAACGGAAAGTCTTTTGGAGGATTGTCCATCCATCCGACTTCCCGCTCATAAAGCTTTCTTATTCTTGTCCCGGCTACTATCTCACCGCTATGTATCTTTGCTAAATACTCTTTAGGCCAATTCAATCGCCTCACCTTGCTTTTTCAAATAGTCATGATAATACACCCAACGAAAACCGCCACACGTTTTATTTCTGCCCTTACAGCAAGCGATTATCCCAGAATGTCCACACCCAGATTCTTCTGTCGCCGCTCTAATAGAGTGAAATATTTTAGCTATGCTACCGTCTTCGTTTTCTTGTACAACCGAAGTCGTTTTAACCTGACTCTCCCACACCTCTTTTGTGTTTTCTGTAACAGTAGTTCGGTGTACTCCATATTGTTTTGCAATTTCGGCGATTGTTATGCCGTGACGGCGCATATCTCTCCAGGTATCATATACTTGCTGTCGCTCTTGTTGGTATGCTTCATTAATTGCTCTGTTTACAACACTGCGGCTTACGCTATATTTCTCCATCAATAGCTCTCTTGTGATTCCGTTTCTATAATCACCGTTTATAGCTTTGGCTCTCTTTTGCAGTTCTATTTGGTGCGACGTGCCAAGTACAGCAGTAACCGTGCTTTTTCCGCATCCTACAGTATCGGCTATTTCACAGGCAGTTTTCCCTTCTCCATAAAGCTTTTTGACAACCAAATCCCGTTTTGCCTTGTTGTTTTCAGCCAGACACATGAGTTGCTCACTAATCTCCGGCATCACCCACGCCCAATTTTTGCATCTGATTATTTTGCTTATGGTGCTGTTATTTACTCCGTATTTGTTCGACAAGTCGCTTTGAGTAACTCCACAAAGAAGCGCTCTCTTAATCTCCCTTACTTTCTTCTCTGATAAAAGACTATTGATACCGTTAACTTTAGGACAATCAGCCCTCTCGGACAGGTTATATCCAATGCTCCGGACATAGGGCTTTAGTTTATCTAAATACCTTTGTTCCGCATCCCGCAGCTCATCCTTGTCAGTGAGTTCGATTATCTCAAACGTGAAATTGTTCTTTCCGTACTTGTTGTACGCATTCTGCAAATATGATGAGTGGTGCGTTCCGTTCTCCAACATTTTAGCGTGTTCCGATTTTCGACGTTTCAAATCTACGCTACTTCCAACATAGAACTTCCCGTCTGCAAGGTTGGTTATTTTATATATTCCGCTCTTTCCCATAACAAAAACACCTCCGTCGTGTTGTCCGATTTGTTAGATATGGGAAACAAGGTTCGGAACACCTTGCTTGTCGCCCCGTCGGGCTATCCCACATAAGCATCATACTACTTTTTATCACCAAATGCAAACTTCATGATGTCCTCGGCCGCGTCCTTTGTCCCCTGCGGCATCCTGTCCAGCAGCTGCCGGATGGCTGTTTGGTAGTTTTTCTCCCGGGCGTTGTACAGTTCAGCCACCGGCCTCTTGCGCTCATAGGGCGGCGCGTTCTCCGACTGCGTGAACATCTCCACGTCCCCCTTCTCGCTGATGTCTGCCCAGGCATCGTCCAGCAGCACCCGAAGGCGGGCCGCCTGGACCACCAGGCCGTCGCACACAGCCGCTTCGTCCTCGCCCATTCCGGCGAAAACCTTCTTGAGCCGGGAGACCTCGCGCTTCACCCGGGCTTCTTTGCTCATGTCCATTGATATCATTCCTTCTTTGACTATCTTTTCCTTTGGGAGGGGGTCACGCACACATCGGTCAGCAACAGAAAGGGAAGGCGCGGGTTTGGAAAGGGAACGCGCGCTCGTTATATCAAGGGGGGACTACCCCACCACGCCCCGTCTCGGAACAACATGACCATCCTCATCGAACACGAACCCTTCCAGAACGTCCCCGGCCCCCGCGTGTCGCTTGGTGTGGCAGTCGTGGCAGAGGCACACGAGATTGTCCAGCGCCAGCGCCACGCTGTAGTCCGTGATGTTCTGCGGCGTCAGCTCGACGATGTGATGAACCTCCTCAGCCCGTCCTCCACAGTCTGCGCAACTGAAGCGGTCGCGGTTCAGCGCGTGCTGCCGCTGTTGTCTCCACAGTTTGGAGAGGTAGAACGCCCGCGCCCAAGGCTGTGCCATCACTCATCCTCGAACATGATTGTGCTTGGGTGCGACGCTTCTTCATATCCTTCGACATATCCCTGCGCGAACGCGATCTGGTACAGCCCGTACCCGCCCGCCACAATAGCCACTGCAGCGATTGCGATTGCCGCAATATTATTCATATAATCGCCTCAAATCTGAATCTGTTGCCGCTGAGCCGGAGTTTGTTGGCGCCGGCCTCAGCGGTGGGTGGCAGCATCTTCTCCACGGGGTAGCCCACATAGCCCAGCCACGAACCGGCGCACATCGACAGCGTCGGCCTTCGCGTGACCCTGTGGTTGTTGATGTCCACGACCAGCTTCGATCCGCGCAGGCAGTACGGCCGGTGCGTGTGACCATGGATGAACACGTCCACGCCGTCCATCGCCTGCAGGAATCGGTCAGCGCGGTTGATACCGGAGCCGGGGAGAGCGCCTCCGCCCGCGCCGTGCACGCAAGCCAGCAGATAGGAGTAGGGCTTTTGGTTTCCGTTACGGTTTCGGCCCAGCGCCACGCGCACGAATGCCATGTCCTCGCGGTATCTGTCCTCAAGGTCGAGTTTGGCCGCGATGTCGTAGGTCGGGTCATCGTCTGCGTCCTTGCCGCTGCGCCTTTCGTGATTCCCGGGGATAAGGCACAGGATGCGGTCGCGTACGACCTCAAGCGCTTTCGCCATCTCGCGTTTCTGCTGGCTCGGCGGCATGGTCGCACGGAATATGTTCGTCACCGAATTGCGCGTCCCGTTGTCGATCAGGTCGCCCTGGAGGGTGACGTAGGTGTTCGGCGTCGCAGCTATTTCGTTCAGCAGCGCGTAAAACGCCATCGCTTCAGAGTCTTCCGCGCCGAGGTGGACGTCTGCCAGTGGGATTATGACGGCTTCTTGCACGTCCTCGCCCAACGTGTACCACAGGATCTCTTCATATCGGCCCATCATTCCTCCGCTCTCGCTTGACCCATAGGGGCTTATCGACGTCGTAGTCGCGGCCCCGCCCGCAGCAGATGAAGCACTCACAATCGCCCTTCTCGCAGGCGGCGGTGTAGACCGGCGTCACGACATAGCGGTCGTCCGAAAGAAAAACGTCCAGGCACCGCTCGCATAGCGTCATGACCACGCCATCACCCCCAGCCCAATAAAGAAGACGCGCCGTTTCCGGACGCGCCTTGAACATGACTACCGATTCTATTAAACCACGGGGTGCTGTCAAAGTAAATGTGGTTTTATGTGGTTGTTTTGTCTGCCCGCTCGTACGCGTCGATAGCCCGCGGTTTGAGGTCGTTAACCACCCAGTTGATTGTGTACCCCATGAGATCCGCCACGCTGCTCCACTTGAGGTTATTAATGTACCGGAAGGTCAGCAGCGCCCTTTCCCTCGCGTCGGGGATCCGCTCAATAACCACCTGCGCCTGTTCTTTTTTGTCCACAAGGGTGTCGATGCGCTTGTTCACCCTGTCCTGCAGCCGGTTCAGCTTCCGCACTAGCTCCTCGGGCGTGGGAAGCCCGGCCAGTTCCAGCCCAAGCGATTCCGTTTTACTTTGGAGGGGGTGCTGGACGCATACCCCGTTGAGCGCAGTCGTGGAGTTCGCCCGGTCCAGGATGTCCTGGCGCTGGTCCATCAGTCGGGCGCGCGTGGTTTCCATGGCGCTCACTTCGTAGTCAAGGTAGCGCAGGCTGTTAAGGAATTGCTCGGCCGTCATCCCCGCCTTGTAATGGATACCATTCTCGTCAACGCTGAAATGCTCATTATCGACTAGATTTGCCATTATTTTCGACCTCCTAATTCTTCCGCTTTGCGGGCAATCCCAGCCGATTTCGGATGGTGTACAGGCTGGTCCCGTGTCATTCGCTTGTCCTCCTCATTCCGCGTCATCCCCCAGCGCCAACTGCTCCACGGACACACCAAACACCTGCGCCATCGCCAGCGCTGCCGGGAGTGAGGGCAGGTGCCGCCCAGTCAGCCATGCGCTCAGGTGCGCGTGCTCTATGCCCAACTCCTCGATGAGGTCGCGGGATGTCAACCCGCACAACTCCAGATTGTCCCGGATTAGGTCACCTATGCGGGACTTAACCTGCTCCCGCGCCTGCTTGCTCGTCATTTCGCCGCCCCTTTCAGCGTCCGCACCGCCCCTGCCAGTTCTGCAGCCATCTGCTTTTCGCCAAGGTTTTCCAAAAACTCCGCTATTGTCGTGATTTTGGTAATCGCGCTCTTGATGTTGCCCTCCCGACACGCCACACACACCTGGTCGCCCTCAGGCATCTCATGCCCACATATAACACACTGGTTTGCTATCATTTCGGGTCCCTCCGTTTCTCTCTTGCTGTTCTGATTTCCACAGGGGGTGTTCGGTTCGGCTCAGGGCAGGTTAGGGCAGGTTAGGGCAGGTTTTGCCCGTTTTCCTGGAAACCCCCTATATATATATTTCATTTTTTGAGACCTCTTTTTTTCTAAGGGTAAACCTGCCCTACTTGCCCCTATTGATGTATTATTTGGTAACATTTAGTACATCACCCGAAAACCCTTGCTTGGTTTCGCCGTTTCAGCCAGTTTGATGCCAACATAGTATCTGGCATTCATCGACTTTCGCTTCTCAAACTTCTTTCCCATCTCCCGCCCAAACCGTGTGGAAGACATCTCGTACTCGTTGCTTTCTTTTGCCCAGTCGATATAAGCCCGGAACAGGTCGCCGGCATCTACCTCACCGCCCTCCACACAGCAGGCGTCGATGAAGGCTGCCAGCACGTCCATCTCGCCCCGATATTCATGGTTTGCGTCCAGTACGGACTGGGGCTGTTTGAGGCCTTCTCTACGCCACAGCAGGCAGCCGGCTACGGCCCACGCCAGGATGCCGGGCATTTCCTCGCGCAGCTTGAATTTAAGTTGGCGGTCGATTTTGTCATCCGGAATCTGCACCTTGAACGGAATCAGCCGGATGCGGCTCCAGATGCCCAGGTCCGTGCCCCGGATGGTGGGTTTGTGGTTGGTCGCCATCCACAGTTTGAACTCCGGTTTGAACTCGAACTCGTCCTCGTATTTTTTGCTTGCGGTCACTTTATCGCCGCCCGTCAGCTGTTTGATCAGCCCTTCGTTCAGTCGGGCGCCCTCATTTGGCTCCACTGTGGTCACAAACCGGGCGCCCTTGAGCCGGGCGATGTCGCTTGTCGGCCCGGATTGAGCCTGCCGGACCATGATCGTCTCGGGCTGGATGTTGACGGCATAATCACCCATGATGTCGGTGATGATGTCCACAAAGGTGGATTTTCCATTGCGCCCAGTTCCGTAGCAGAAGAAGGCGCAGTGCTCCTCGGTCGATCCTGTCATGGAGTAGCCCACCGCTTTCTGCACGAAGCGGATCAGGTCCCGGTCGCCGTCGAATATTTCATGCAGGAAGCTTGTCCACCGTGGGGTGTCGCACTTGTCCGTGTATTCACTGGCCGCCAACTTGCTGATCATGTCGTCCCTATCGTGCGGGAGCAGCTCGCCCGTCACCAGGTTGATGGTGCCGTTCAGTGTGGAAATGAGGTAGGGGTTGTTGTCAAAGTCGGCGTTGTGCACCTCCACGGCGTGCTGGGCCTCCGTGAGCATGGCCACCTTGCTCCGGCTGGAGCGCATCGACTTGAGGTGCTTGAGGTAAGCTTTTCGGACCTCGTCTGCGTCCTCGTCCATGCCCAGCGCGTCCAGGTAGGCATCCAGCCCGCCCCGCGCCTCCTCGATGACCTCGTCCGCCATCCGTTTGGCGTGGCCCCCGTCATCCACAGCCCAGCGCCTGCCGTCGTAATACATCCATTTCTTGCTCGTGTAGTTGTAGCGCACGCTCTCTCCAAAGCGGTCAATGAAGCGCCGCGCGTTTCCGGTGTCGTCAAAGGTGTAGTTTCGAATCCGCTCGGGCTGGGCGGCTTCTTCCGGGGACACCGTGCCGATGTGCACCTGGTATTCCGCCCGGGGCGTGTACACTTGGACGCAGTCCCGCGCCGCTTTGGCGAGGGTCAATTGGCCATAGGTGCTGCCGGATTGCTTCCGGTCCCATTTAGGGCGCATCAGGCCGCTCTGCCGGAAAAGCCGGTCCATTACCTGGGTGTCCCGCCCGGTCCAGAACGCCAGGATATTGCTCAGCGCCAGGTCGGCCTCAGACTGGCTGGTGTGGTAGGGGGCATAGTTGCCCGCCCACAGGTCGCAGAACATCCGGCCCTGCTTGCTTTCCTCGGCCATTTTGATGATCTCGGCGTCAGAGAGGTTCAGCGGAAGAACCGGTTTGATGCCGGTGGTCGGAACGTGCCCACCTCCGATGTAGCGCTCGTGAAGCGGCTTGACGGCGTCCGTGCAGTCCCGGACCGTTTTGTAAGGCGAGCAGGCATGCCCCGTCATGATGAAGAATCGCTGTGAATCGTACATCTCCACACTGCCTTTGCGCCGCCCGCCCGGGGGCAGGGCACCCTTGCACAGGATGTGGATGCCCTTGCCCGATACGCTGTATTCGGTGTAACTCTTCAACGTGTGGATAAACTCGCTTACCAGATTGTCGTCAGTGCCGTTGCGGTAGTCCTCGATTTCCGCTTCGCAGCCGTCCAGGTCCACGCCGAAGACGCCGTTGGCGAACATGAACCCGATGCCGCTGAACTGTTCCGAGGCCTTAACGGCCTGGTCAAACCCGCACCATGTGGAAGGGTTGTTGCTCTGCGCCTTGCCGCCCGTCATCGCGTTGATGGGGATCTTCTTGATTTTCCCGGGCCTCGCTTCATCGGGAACGGATTGCCAGCAGACCCACTGGTTTAGCTCACGCAATTCTCTGGGGATGTTGTCAAACATGTAGGCCCCTCTCTGCCGGTATTGTTCAGAACGGCAGCTCCCCGTCCTTGACCTCGACGAACCCCTGCGCCTGCGGGCTGATGTCGGGCTGCTCCGTTTCGTACACATAGGACACTCGTGCCCGGGTATTCCCGTTGTATTCCTCGTGCCGAATCTCCACGCGGATGGGCTTGTTGCTGAGCGCTCTCATCCAGTCATCAATCGTCTCAAAATTGGTGCCATTAGCCAGGCCGGTTACCCGGCTGATGTGCTGGATGGTGCCTGCCGGGAACCCCTCCGGGTCGTTGCGGGTCGGGGCCTTTTTCCTCCACACCGGCCAGTCGATGGTTTCACCCGCACCTTCCTGCGCCACATCGTCCCGGATGGTCAGATTGATCTGAAGGTATTCCGTGCCGTTGCGGGTCATGCTGTTCTGCGCGTTTTTGATGAGGCACTCGTAGATGCCTTCCGGGGGCATGTAGCGTCCCTGCTGAGCCTTGCTGTGGTCGATGGTTACAAATGCCATGTTATTTCCCCTTTCACTTTCCGATTTTGACTTGGTAGGGCCGTTTCTCTCCGGTGTACCGTCCGCCTGACAGTAGCTGGATGATACGTTTTCCGGTGTGGTATTTTGCGCAGAAATGAATATCCACGCCGTACTTTCCTTGGATGACCGTGAGGATCTGCGCCAGCCTCGCCCCGGTCATGGCGTTGGGCTGGGTTTTGAGGAGTGGGTTGTTCCAACTGCGGATGTCTTCAATTGAGTTGATGAGCGGGCCGTGCTCCACCAGGAGGATGAGTTTGATGTCCAGTTCCTGCGCCCTGAGGAGTTCCGCTTTGAACCGGGCGTGGTCGCGCCCGCAGTTTTGCGTGAGTTCCTCTAATCGGCGCTTCCGGTCAATCACCAGCCGGGCGTTGTCCAGGTCCATGTAGTCGCCCACCGGGAGTTTGCTGACGAACCATTTCACGCCGGCCCGGTCGAATTGTTCGGTTATCTGTTTGATGGCCTTGGGCTTTTCACGGGAGTCAACTTGGATGGTCATGGGCATCCGCTCGTCGGCATTCTTTGTCACAGCCCCGCCCCTTCCAGCTCATCCGCGTCCACCGGCCCGGTCACCATCTTCTCCCGCCGGCACCACGCGCACTCTCCGCACATGGTTGGCTCGGTCAGCCCCGCCTTGATCTCCTGGAACCGGCTCAGCATCGGCTCGACCATTTCCCACGCGGCGTCCAGCATGTACTGGGGAATGTGGATGAGCGCCTTGTCCGGGTTCTTTTCTTTCGTTGCGACCACAAGAAAACAGGGCAGCTTCTGCCCGAGCAGTTTTTGGTAGATGGCCAGTTGCAGGTCGTAGTGCCACGCCTGAACAAACGACTGCCGCCCGGCGCCTTTCACCCACACGGGCGCCATATCGCGCATCACCTTCAGGTCCGCGATGGCGCCGTCCGCCATCAGCAGCGTCTCCGCCATCTCCGGGTAACTGTCCGCTATCACCTCACACTGTGTGGATGAGAGCAAGCTGTCTATCTTGCCTTTGAACGGGATCCCGGCGATTTCGCCGGTCACGATTTTCTGTGTTTCACCTTGGAGCATCCGGTGGAGCAGGTCGTCATTCTCCAGCAGTGTGATGATGTCCATCGCCTGCTGGAACTCGGCCCGGAACCCGCCGGTGCGGGTGTAGACCTGTGGTTTATGTGATGCCAGGAAGTCGTTCATGACCCCGCTGAAATGCGCGTCCACACAGCTGCCAATAAGCAGGGCTGTGGTCTCCTCGCGTGTTGTGATGCCGTACAGTTCCGCCAGGGCCTGCGCCTCGCATTGCAGGAACCGCTTTACCTGGCTGGCGCTCATCCAGTGGCGGTCGGAGCCGGGGTCGAAGTAATTGGATTCACTCAGTTCCATCCGCCACCCCCTTGGCTTTCTCCGCGCACCCCAGGCACATCACCCGACCGAACCGATTCTGCGCCGCCTGAGCGATCTGCTGGGCGGTGAACTTGCCCGACGCCTGAATGTCCTTTCCACAGTCAGCGCAGGCGGTGACGGCCGGCTGTTTCTTTTTGACGCGGACCGCTTCGACCCGCTCCCCGAATGCCGAGACGGTTTCAACGCCCAGCACGATGGAGCGGCCGGCCCAGTCCTCGATGTAGGGGCTCTGTAGGACCTTCTGGATCGTTTTGCTGTTGGTGGCGTTCAGGATGAGCGGCTTCACGTCGCCCTCAAAGCGCACCACCGTGCAGTCCTCCTTGCGCCCCTCCGCGCCCAGCACCGTCTCCACGCCCACTGTGGAAATGGTGACGGTCTTTTCCTCGCCGGGCTGGAAAGCATACGCGCCGATGTAGTCCGGGTTGGTCAGTTTCTTCCAGTGCGTTTTTTGTTCATTCATCTTCGTTCCTCCTTCGGTCACATTCACGGTCGGCCATTTCCGCTTCGATTTCATCCTGTTCGTCCGTGTCCTGATCCGCCAGGGGGCACATCGGCCAGTGCCCCAGGAAGCTATGACAAATCGGGCAGCACGGCTCGGTCATTTTTCCCACCGCTCCCGGTCCATGCTGGCGTAGGTCGTCTCGATCACACCGTCATCCTCCAGCAGTCCCGTCCAGCGCGGTTCGGCGTTGTTCAGGTTCAAGGGCAGCGGGGCCGGGTCGTTCTGTGCCGTCATCAGCGCCAAAACGTCCTTGGGCTTCATCCCGGTCGACCGATACGCTTCAAGCTCCGCCATATCGCGCCGGAAACGCGCCTCATTTAGTAGAAAAGCCATGATGGTACCTCCTTTCACGGTACTGTTGGTTATTGAGATACAGCGCCCATTGTTCTGTGGTGATCGTGACGGCCCGGGGCTCCCGGCGCCGGTCGTTCCAACGCCTGAATCGGGCTATGAGCCTACGCATAGTGCTTCTCCTCCTGTTTCGTTATGTAGCGCCGGCGCACCATTGAGTACATCGTGATTGCCCTGTTCCGTGCGTTCATCGCTTCGATGTAGCGGTCTGCCCGCCGTTGCCTGTCAGCCGCTCTCCGGAGCTCTGCCATCGTGCGCTGGTTGATTTCCCACACGTCAGCGCTGTCCATCACTGTGTCCTCCAGTCCGGGTCGGAATCGAGGAATTGGTCCCAAACCTGCCTGCCTCTCATCCGCCGCGCCTGGAGGTGTTTGCCCCGGAGCTGAGCGTCTTTTGTCACCGCGTCGGCGATGGTGTGCATCGTCCAGATCCGGCTCGTGCCGAGTCGCTCACAGATATCCGGTTCGGTCAGTCCCTGGCTGTACAGCCATTTCACTGCGGTGGTGCATTTCATGGGGTGCCTCCTCATTTCTTTATTATTTTTTCGATGTATGCGTCTATGAGTTCTTTGAGCGTCATCTTGTGGTTTGTCGGGCGCCACTTTCTTTCTCCGGTTTGATAGAGCTCCCGGACAATGCTGTCTTTTGCAAGCACGCTTTTGCTTGCGTCGGTCACGTCGTGCTCGGCCACAATGGCGATTGCCTTTTTACTCCGTTTCTCAAAGTCATAGACCATTCTTTCAAACGCAAGCCGTTGACCTCTTGGCATTTCAGCGCCGTTGTATTTGAGCTCGAATATCACGTAGGCTATGTTTTGATACTCGATAAGTCCGTCAATGTCCGTCGGTGATATCGCGTCGTAATTCAACCCGGTGAACTCAATCAGTTGCCTCGCTCGTTCGGCGAAATGGATTTCATTCATAGGGTCGCGCCCCATCCATGCGCTTTGAATACCTCAAGGAATTTCCATGGATTGTTGCCGATGTAGACAAACGATTGACCTTGAAGCGGTGTGTTTTCCTCGCCCCTGACAGACAGGTAGCGGATGCGTGACGTGGGGAACACGATTGCGGATGCGTTCTTTACCAGAGCTGCAAACCATTGTGTTTCGGTTGCGTTATTCACAAGCACAACGGCCTGAGCAACCGCGCCGTTCTCAACCGATTCATTCAGCTTGGCGATGAACTTAGAGATTAGGCCGCCTGAGTACGGGGGATTCATCCACACGTTGCCCGCCCAATCCTGAGACAGTCCGTCGTCCTCGATGCTGAAATATCTTGCCGCCATTACGGTCTTGTTGGCGTGTTCGCATGAAGCCGGGTCAAGGTCGATGCTCCCCATAACCTCACGCGCTGAGTTGATGAACTCCGCCGGGGTGTACCATTCGTTTTCGCCTGAGTTGTTGGTGACGTGCGGCTTGGCGGCCATTTGCTTTACGGCTTCGACCTGCCTCTCAGGTTCCATCCGGGCGATTTTGAGCGCGTCCGTCTTAGGCAGGTCAGCGGCTTTGATTGCTTCCTGGGCTTCCGGCAGGATGTCGCGGGCGATTTGCTTTTCTTCTTGCAGAACGCGCTTTGATACACCAAGGTCGAATGCTATGCCGGCAGTGGTTTTAGGTAGTGCGGTTTCCGCACGACCTCCGTGCTGGTTATCTCCGGCCTTCGCCCTCAGCCCCGCCTCGGTCAACAACTCATCCCTGCGCTTGAACGCCTGTCCCCGGTCGATGTAGTGCAGCTCATTCCGCATCAGGTTTTCGTCTATCTCGGCCAGTTCAGCCCTCAGGCCTTCCAGCTCTGATACAGTCGCTTCAATCTCAGTCCACCCCAGCAGCTTAGCCGCCGCCAGCCTGTGCGCCCCGGTTATCAGCGTCTTGTCCCGCGTGATAGTGATGGGGTTTATCAGCCCCACTTCGCTCATGCTCTGGGCCAGTTCGCGCACTTTAGATTCATCGACCGCCCGGCGGCCGTCTTTTACCTTGATACTGTCAATGGGTAGTTGCATTTTTTTCGCTCCTTTGCACCTTTTAAGGTCTATTTATGCACCTTTTAGGGCAAAAAAATGGTGAGCACTTCGTCATTTGTCAGCCCAAGAGTTTCTTTTATGAGCCTTATTTCATTTGCCGTAAACTCACCGCCGCCGGAGCAAATCTTCCTGTAAAAGGTGCTTCTCGTGATCCCGGCGCTCTTTGCAACGTATTCCTGCGTCGTCCCCTTTTCTACGATAAGCCCTTTCAGCTTCATCATGTTCTTTTTCAACCGTTTCACCTCTCCTTCTGTTCGGTGCATCCGTGCACCCGATGTGTCTATAATAGCACCTATCCCCGCACCCGTCAATACAATATTCCAATAATGGGATGATTTATCTTGTATTAATTTGTTGCATATTTGGCACATATGGCCTATAATGATGTTGTCCGGTCGCGACATATAAAAGAAAGGATTAATATGAAAACCAGGAACAGGATTAAAGAGCGTAGGGATGCAGTCGGCATGAGCGCGGAAAAGCTCGGAGAAAAAATAGGCGTAGCAAAGACGACTATATACCGATATGAGAATGGTGAAATTGAAAAGAATTCTGCTGAAAACCTTGATGCAATCGCCTATGTTTTGCAGACAACCTCGGATTACTTGCTCGGAAAAACTGACGAACCCGGCATTGATCCTGTCGAAGTTATGCAAGGCGCTGGAAAGACACATTGGATGTCTTTAATGTACAAAACAGATTCATACGAAAAGATGATTGACCATACCGCCGATATCATGAAAGAAATACAGAAAAACCCAAAACTTGCAATTTTGTTTGATAGAACAAAAAAACTAACTCCAACACAATTCGACGCGATTCTCAGTATTGTGAACGAGTTTATCGGAGAGAGAGATGGATGATGAGCTATATATCGTACAAAATGGAATTACTGTATGTGTAAAACCGCTTCCTGGGTCTGTGAGAGCATTTTCTATGCCATGTGGGGATGGGTATACAGTTATTGTAAATGATTGCCTGTCCCCCACAGAAAAACAAAAAGCGCTCGAGCATGAGCTTGGGCACATCAAAAATAACGACCATTACAATCGGGAATATGTCGAATATGACGATTAAAAGGAGGTCATAATGGCGACCGCAAGGAAGCTGCCGAGCGGATCATGGCGCGTGCTTGCTTATGTAGGTGTTGTGGACGGGAAAAGGGAATACAAATCATTTACGGCCCCAACAAAAAAAGAAGCCGAGTATCAGGCAACACTTTACGCTGTAAAGAAACGCCATAGCAGCTCGAAAATTAAAGTTGAAGATGCTATTGATCGATACATAAACAGCAAATCATCGGTTCTATCCCCCAAGACAATAAGGGAATATAAAGGGATGCAAAACCGTTATTTCCAGTCTATTTCAAACGCGAGAATAGATCAACTTACAGATGAATTGGTGCAGAGTGAAATCAATTCGTTGAGCGCCTCCGTATCATCAAAAACTGTAAGAAACGCATATGCTTTGTTCCGTTCATCTGTGAAAATGTTTGATCGTGACTTTAATCCAATCATTAGCCTTCCGCAAAAATCAACAAAAAAGGTTATCATCCCTAAAGACAAAGAAGTACAAACATTATTGGCGAACGCATCCGGCGCTTTATATACAGCCATATTGCTTTGCGCTGCCCTTGGCTTGAGAAGATCAGAAGTTTGTGCGCTTAATTGGGAAGATATATCCGGAGATCAATTGAACATTGACAAGGCAATGGTGCTTAATGCAGATGGGAAATGGATCATAAAGAAAACAAAAACAGGAGCAGGCACCCGCGTGTTGACAATGCCGAATTCGGTTGTTCAACATTTATCCACACTCTCAAAAGAAAAAAGAATTGTTCCAATTAAACCTGACAGCGTTACATCTGAATATATTGAACTCAGAAAGAAATTCGGGATAAAAACTAAGCTTCATAGCCTGCGCCATCATTACGCGAGTACGTTGTTAGAGATAGGTGTTCCTGATCTGTATGCCATTGAAAGAACCGGGCACGCAACCACTCATATTTTAAAGGCCGTATATCAGCATATAAAAGACGAAAAAGAGGCCGCCGTTGACGCGTCAATTATTTCAAAAATGAATGAGCTTTATAAATAACCTTTCTCGTGTTGCATTTGTGTTGCATCGTCTTTTCAATGACGCTACATCAACGTTTTTCCTTGCAACATTTTATCCAGTAATTCAACCCAAAAACGAAAAATCCCTTGATATATCAAGGGAAATTCATGGTACCTCCGACGGGACTCGAACCCGTGTTAGGCGCTTTGTTTTCAACGCTTTTCAGCTCTCGTGTTGCATTTCGTGTTGCATTGCTCCGCTAAGCTGAGCCACTGGCCGTGATGGTCAGAGTAGGTCAAGGACGCTGATGCCCAGCACGTCCGCCGCGAGTTGCAGCCGCTTGCGTGGGATGGGGCGCGTACCTTTTTCGTATTGCGCCACGATCGATTGACCCCATTTGGTCGTGATGCCGATTGCCTTAGCAAGTTCTGCCTGGGTCATGCCCGCGGCCAGCCGGGCGGTGCGGATGCGCTCTGCGGGGGTCATTTGGTGCCGGCGTAGTTAATGACGATGTTGCCATCCCGGTCCTGGTCGGTTAGATGGTAGCAGTGCTTGTCGTCCTCGGCATAGCCCACCCACTCGTCATTCACGAACCGGATGTCCGTGATCGTGAGGTTGTCGTTGTTGGGGGATGTGTCGGTGAGCCAGTTACTAATCATGTCCTCAAATAATTCGCGCGTCATGGTATCCTCCTCTTTCTGCCGGGATTTGCCGCCCGGCTCGGCGTGTGGTTGGTTAACTACTTTCTTGGATAATTGTACTTGTCGATAATGTCTCGGAATCCTTTGTAGTCTGTAAGGTACTGAGATTTGATTTCATCGTTGTCGTTGTAGAAAATGAACTCGTATTGCTTCTTTCCTGTTTTCTCGTCCCAGTAGCCTCCGTTGTAGATGCGCCTGTACCCTCTATCGTCTGTGCCGAATTGGTAACCGATGATTTTTCTATATCTCTCATAGTTCGTTCTTGCGTTGCTGTCCTTGATGCCCTTCATTTCCCTTACCTCCTTTTCTTTATGTCTTATTATAGCATGAGCAATTGCTAATTGTCAAGCCTTTTTGCAGGGAATTTGCAAAAAACATTTGAAAAACAAAAAACCGCCCCCAAGCGGGAGCGGCGAAGTTTTTGAAGCGCAAGTCAGAAACTCTGCGCGTTATGAAGTTTTTGAAGTTGAGGTCAAAACTTGTCGGCGTTGGTTGGACTGTTGAGGATGCCAAACGCCACCAGCAGCTGAAGCACACTCGCCACCACCGCGTTGATCGCCTCCTGCTGCGAGACATTGATGACATCCACCACGATGAGGATGGTCAGAATTTGAGCGACCACAGCCGCCCAGACTACGGGGGACTTAAACCGATTCTGATTCATGTTTTACTCCTTTTCGCCTTCAAGCAGCGCTTCTTCAAGCGCCGTGACTCGCGCGTCCATCGCTGACCACCAATCCGTCATGGGCGTGGGCGCTTCGCCTGCCGCCGCGTGACCGAGCGCCACATAGTACGAGGTCATGGCTGACCGTTTCTCCACATCATTCTCAGTGCAATGGATGACCACCGTGCCGTTGCCCGCCACATCCAGCACCGCGTCCGAGGGTGTCCAGGTCAGCGTGGTCACATCGTCAACGGTCGCGGTCGCCACTGCCCCCGCCTGTTCGGGGTAGACTGTCGTTTCGCCCGGGCGCACATAGGTCAGGCTATACACGCCCGCCGGGTACAGGGTCACCCACGCGCTGATGTCAAACGTCACCGAGGTCGCGCCCGACTCGCCCTGCTGACCAAGCGGGATGACCGCCTCTAAATTGTCAATCGTATACACTCAATCACTCCCTCATCGATGCGCCAGGTAGTCGTTGAACCTGTCACGCGCCGTTGTGTCGCACCCGAGCATCAACGACTGCACTGCCGACAGGATGGCAGACACATCGTCTGCCGTGCGGCTGGTGTCGTCCTTGATGTCCTTAATGTCGGACTTGAGCGTGGTCATTTCGCCCTGCAGTTTTTCAATCGCTTCTTTGTTTGTCGCCACCTGTCGCAAACTCTCCTTGCTTTCATTTGTTCGGATTGCCATACGCCACAGTGTGGCTAAAATCGCAACGAGTACACCCAGCAGCCACCAAAAGTCCTTGACAGGCCCTATCCAGTCCACATCATTCCACCTCCCTCAACGCGCCGATGATGATGGTCAGGCGCCGACTGATGCCCTCCAACTCCGTCAGCAGCGCCATGCGGTCAATCGGGGCGGATGGGTCAAGCTCCACAGGCGGGGCATCCGGAGGGATAGCGTCCAGCAAGCCCCAGTCTGCATCAGCCCACACGCCCGACACCGGGATGCCGTGGTCTGCCTGAAAAGCCTTGACCCCCGCTTCCGTGGCAGGGCCAAATTTTCCGTCTGCCTTGGTGTTTTTCCCTACATCATAGCCCCGCGCCATCAGCGCTTCTTGGAGCAGGCGCACCTGGTCGCCTACCGAACCCCGTTTCAAATCTGTGGACATTTCAATTTCTTCCTCCGC